ATGCGGTTGTTGATTCGGTAGACGATATCGTTGTCAACGATTCAAAGAAACTTCCCACAATGAAAGCTATCGTTGACTATGTAGTCGGCATGGGTGGCGGTGATATGACAAAAGCCGTTTACGATACTGACAATGACGGGATCGTGGACAATGCACAAGCGTTAAACGGACACGGAGTAGAGTATTTCAAAAACGGATATACCCTTGCACTTCCTAACACGGGATATTCCGAAGAGACTGTCACAATATGGGGAGAAGAAAAGACCATGCAAGTTCTTACTCTTACTTCCGATAAAGACGGAAATCCGTTAACTAACTTTGCTACGGATATGGTCGCTGACTATCCGATAAATATAAGTGGTTCAAAAGACGACTTTGCTAAACTTTACGCAGTTGAAATAGGTTCAGCAAGTCTTACAGTTTACTTTACCGAAGTTCCTACGACAGCGTTTAATGTTTTAGTGAGGGAAGCATAATGAAACAGTTAAATCTTTATTGGTTAGGTGGTGGCGGTGGTAGTTCCGTTCCTGATGGACGTACTGTTACACCCATAAATGACGTAACTTTATTACAGCAGTGTGCAGGGATCGCTAACCCTACATATACTTCGCTGTTTCAGATTCTTGCTGATACTGGAATATTACAGACAATTCTTTCTAATCAGAACGCAGTTAATTACCTTGTAAGATGTAAAGGTTTTATAAAGCCTGAGTTTGCACCGCAAATGACGTCAAATACTACGCCCAGTGGTACAGCAACTTTGGACACTTCTTTTATTCGTACTGATTTAGGCGAGGCTTGGAACGCTTTTGATAGAAACGATAGCAAAGGTGCTTTTTTTGCAGCCTCATCAGACGCAGCATTAGGACGTTGCTATTACACAAAAGGCGAAGCATTTAAACCGATCAGTGCAGAAATTTTGTTTGGTTCGGGTACAGCCGGAAAAATAACCTATTCTGATAACGGTTCTACCTGGACTGATATAGGTAGCACAATAAGTGGTAGTGCTACTACTCAAAAGATAGATTTGTCGGGCCAGTCAGAGCATATGTACTGGGGATTCCATCTTACTTCTGGTACAAGTGGTGCGTATTCTAAACAAAGTTTTCTTTACGAATTACAGTTCTATGAAGAAGGCTTCTGTGATTCCGATGACGCTATGCGTTACATAGGTTTAAATAACTATGCAGCAAATACACTTCTGGACGATACAACATGGTGCGAAGCTATTTGTAATAGCACATACTTTGAGAGAGTGCTTAATGCGAAGATTCCTACAATGACAAGTAATACTACGCCTTCGGGTGTTGCGAGTGCATATACCGCAGTAAACGGATATCCTGCGTTTAGAGCGATGGACGGAAATAGTAGCAATTATTGGTGTAGTAGTGGAAATACACCTCAATGGTTGAGATATGAATTTGAAGAAGCCGTTTTAGTTGTTAAATGCTACTTAAAATCCTTCTATTACAATAGTTCAAGTTATATTGCTAACTATAAGGTTCAGGGTTCTAATGATGGTTCGGTTTGGGACGATCTATTTTCAGAAACATATCCAAACTCAAACGCAGCAAGGACTGTAAATTTTGTAAACAGAACAAAATATAAGTATTACCAAATATATGTATCAAGTAGTTATGGTGGCCCTGGTGGTGTATCTACCCTTCAATTCTATGGAAGAAAGGACGTATAAAACTCATATCGTGGCGGAATAGGTAGACGCGAAGTGTCGGCGGTATGAGCGTAATAGCAATCCGAACCAGAATTAAATAATCGTACCATGTAAGGTGCAAATCCTTACCGATATGAGTAGAAAAGGAAACAAAATGACTAAGATATTTGCCGGACTAATTGCTCTTGCACTATTTATCACACTAATAATCTTAGAAGGAATAGACGATGACACTAAATGATTTTATCTCAAAGTTAAGATTAGCACACGATGTACCCAACTATTACAATAACAAGTTTCCTTATAACTGTGGTTATTATGACGGACAAAGGTATTCATGGGACTGTTGGAATTTAATTAAAACGATCCTTGCGATTCCTTCATGGGAAGACACAAAAGTCAAAGGGTCTTATGTATCACCCAAAAATTTTGTGACGGGTGACTGTGACGGATATCACCTTCTTTTACAGTGTACTAATCGTTCAAAAGATTTTACACAGCTTAAACAGCCTGGCACTTATCTGTACTTATCCACAAGTCCACACGCAGGAGTATATCTCGGAGACTTTGAATATAACGGACACATCGTCAATGTCGTTGAGTGTACGGGTGCGTGGGAGTCAAAAGTACAGTACACCTACGTTGACGAAAAGGGCGGAAGATATCTTTACAAGGGTGGCCCGAAGAATAAATACTCATGGACTGACTATGGACTCTTGCCGTGGGTTGATTATAACGCTGTACCCGTTTCGCCCGTTGCGTACGGAGTGGACGTTTCAAGATGGCAGAAGGGCTTTGATTTAAACTACGCTATCGCAGAAGGATTTAACTATGCGATCATCAAGGCGGGCGGTGCAGACGCAGGATATTACAAAGATTCTCAATTTGAGAATTTCTATAATCAGGCGTTAAACGACAAAATGTATATCGGTGCTTATTATTTCGGGTGTGCATTTTCAGTCGAAGACGCTGTAAGAGAAGCAAACTATTTTATTTCATATTTGCAGGGAAAGAGAATAGTCCATGTCTACTATGATGTCGAAGGCAAAATGCTTAATCAGGGATATCAACATCTTACCGATATCATCACGGCATTTTGTTCAACGATGATTCAGGCAGGCTACGCTTGTGGAATATATACCAGTGAGTCACATTTCAATTCAAGGTTTAACGATAATGCGGTTGCAGTCTTCCCACACTGGGTAGCGAAGTATTCAAAGAATCCACCCGTATTAAAGTCAATAGCACCTATTGAGATATGGCAGTTTGGCGGTTCAACTAACTATTGCAGAAGTCCACAGATACACGGGACGACAGTTGACCAGGATCAGATAAACATACAGTGGGTAGACAGTGGTTCAATACCCGAAGCAAAGGAAGTCACGATTAGTGAACCTACTGTAAAGACCACGGATCAGGTAGCGATAGAAGTCCTTGCGGGACTTTGGGGAAACGGAGTCACAAGGAAAGCGAAGTTAACACTTGCCGGATATGACTACAAAGAAGTTCAGGACAAAGTAAATATGATAATCGCTTCCCGTTCTAATAAACGTAAGCCACATATTGTAGCAAAGGGAGAGACTTTATCAGGTATCGCAAAGAGATACGGAACGACTTACAAGAAGCTTGCAGAGATAAACGGTATACCGAAGCCCTATACGATATACCCTAACCAGGAAATATATATCGCATAAGGAGTGAAGATGGAAAACGAATATCTTTTAAAGTCTGTTCACGAAGAATTTGCTAAAAGAGTGGCAGAAGAAAACGAAAGACAGAACCATCGTTTGTCAGACCTTGAACGTATTGCGGTGGAAGCGAACGGGATTCTTGCGTCAGTCGAACGCCTTGCTACTAACATGGAACACATGGCGAAAGAACAAGCCAAACAAGGAGAACGATTAGACAAGTTAGAAGGCAAGGACGGGGAAATGTGGCGAACAGCCGTGACCCACGTAATCTTAATTGTTCTCGGTGGTGTAGCAACTTACTTTTTAACAAGGTTAGGTATGTAAAGGAGAGTAGATATGTTTGGAATAGTTGGAGTCGCAGCAATTACAGTTATTTGCTATCTGATAGGTATATGCGTAAAGGTTTCACCGCTTGACGATAAGTATATCCCCGTGATCGTGGGAATAGTCGGGGCTATCCTGGGAGTAGTCGGGTATGTAAGTGGTATGCCGGACTTTCCTGCTCAGGATATCATCACAGCCGTTGCAGTTGGAATTGTATCGGGTCTTGCCGCTACTGGTGCAGACCAGATTAAAAAGCAAATGAAGGGAGAATAACAATGGCAGCAAAAGGAACAAACAAACAGCAGAAAAAGAACGTCAGTTCAAACGTACAGACACAAAAAAGTAATTCCGCTACAATGGCGGCACGTTATTCTACGCCTTCAACTTCTGCGTCAAAATCAACGAATACATCAGCTACTAAGAATACAACTTCTTCTTCACTCGGAAGGGCTGTATCGGGTGCTGTAAAGACTGCGGCTAATGCTGCGTCTTCTGCTGTTAACACGGCTAAACCGTCTACCAGTAGTGGTATCGGAAGTTCCGTAACTAATGCAATTAAGACCGCAACTAACGCTGTATCAAATAGCGTTCCTGCCGGTGCAGGATCAAGTTCAACTACTTCAAGTGTAAACAAGGCTACTTCGCCCGGCACCGTTAAATACAATAACACTGTACAAGAGACAGCAAACGCACAGAAGGCAGCCCGTGAAAGCTATGTGAATAACCTTTTATCACAGCTTAAAAATCAGGGTGGCGTATCGGGTATGCTCAATGCAAACACTAACCCCAACATGACCCCTTCACAACGTACTAATTCAATGCTTAATACTATGAGTGGCATAAGAGGGGCAGGACTTGGTTTAGGGTATGATCCTAACCAGGCGACCGCTGCAAAGGCACTCTTACAGACTCTTGCAAACGAGCAGGAAAAGGAACAGAAAAAGACACAGACTGCGAACAGCCCTTATGCAAGTCTTTTTGAAGAGAATCTTGGTGCAAGGCCTACTGTTGATTATGCTACCCTTTATAACCCCGGTTATACCCAGGGTGCAAACGCTGTAACAAACAAGGACCTTTATAACATGGCAGGCGCACAGGACAGCACATTACAGCAGGCACTTTCAAACGCCGCGAGAAATGCACTTGTAGAATCCGTAGATAATCCTAACGTAAATGCGCCGTTCATGGAAACCCCGTCTGCACTTGTCGGACAGGCAGCGTACGACTCGGTAGTAAATCCTTTATCGGCTGTACCCAAAGACCTTGAAGGTGTATCGACAAAAACAAGTTTACAGCAGGCGCTTGAAAATGCCGCTGCACAGACTCTTAATGATTATGGTATATCCGGCAACAGAGACGTTCTCGACAATAAGACTACTTATGAGAGAGTCAACAGCGCACTTAACCCCGGAGCATATCAGATAGGCACAGACCTTCTTGCAAACATTGTAAATGCGGCAGAAGGTGATACCGCAGGAACAGGAAGTTCAAGCCGTACAAGTAGTAGTAGTTATTCCAGAACGGGATCAGGTTCAGGACTCGGACTCGGTGACGGTTCCATTGACATATCAACCTTGTATGACCTTCTTGACCAAAGACTCGGAGAGTATGACGCTAACTTTGATGAAATGATGAACGCGCTTTTGGACAACTACAACATGAATTTTCAGTCGTTAGAAGACGCCTACGCTGCGGCACTTAACAGACTCGGTTCAAACTATTCAGATACCGAAGCACTCTTAAACAGTTCACTTGCGAACAGTCAGAGATCACTTGAAGACGAAAGAACAAGGGCATTGCAGGAAGCTTATATCGCCCGTATGATGCAGGAGAAAAATCTTTCCGATCAGCTTGACGCATACGGTTTAAGCGGTGGTGCTACTGAGTCCGTACTCGCTGACATGAGAAACAACTATAACAACAATAGAAATTCTATCGAAGCGAAAGTTCAGGAGTCACTCAGAGACCTTTTACAGCAGTACATGACTAATCTTTCGGACGCAAGGGGAAAGTATAACGACTCTCTTCTCGGTGCAGAAACGAACAGACTTAATGCAATACAGAACCTTGCTAATTCAATGTCGCAGGCTGAGAACAACATCATAAATCAGCGTAG